GAAGTAATCTGTCATCATTGCAACAATCGCATCTCATTAGCGATGGTTCGATTGATACTTGATCGTTTTCTATGCGACCAGTAAAACCCGAACCATCAATGATTTCGACATAACCCATTTATTCACCTCCTTCAAAATACCAAGATCCAGCAGCTGTGATTTTGCCCCATTTGGGATCACATTGCTCACCCTTTGGTGCGCTGCAAACATATCCATGATAAGGCTTGCCAGTTTTGGCTATGCCCTCTTTCAAAATCATTAAGCCATGAACGCATTCTTGTTGTTTAGGTTTGGTCGGCATTGCTTCAATTGCATCTCCGACTGACCAGACTGCTGGCTTTTCTGTATCTTTTGCATCATCCGCAAATGATTTTCGTAAAGCCATTTCAATGACTTGTGAATTACCAGACTTGCCATAAATGTTTTTAATTGGTGCATCATCAACTCTTTTCATGTCATCTTTGGTTGCTGTTTTATTTGAGCCTTTGAGCAAGATAATTGCGCGGCCTAAACTGGAACTAGCAGTATCTTCGACATACCACTTTTTCATATTAGGCATAAATGTTTCTCTTGATCCAAAAGCAATGTTTGAAGCTGCTGGTGCGCTGTCTTTACTATCTCGCCACAACGTTGCTTGCACCAAGATATAACCCTTTTCAGGATCATGACTTATAACTGATATGTCAGATCGACCCATTGGATAATTGGCAATAAACCATTTGTTAAGAGTTGCCACATCCTCATAATCCTCAAGATTAAATGCCATTACTAATCCTCCCAGTTTTCGTCTTGGACGGCATCGAGTACAGTTTTATAGACAGACCCATAGGCAATGAAGTCTTTAATACTGTCGTAATGATCTGGGGTTTCACTAAGCCTAGAAACCTTGACCAACGCCATACATAATGCAGCTTGGTGTGGTGTAATAGGGAAATCGAGATAGGCAGACCAAAGACCTGCAATTCGTTTGTGGTTATAGTACGGATGTCCATAAACACTTCCACGCTGTTGGATCGTAGTAATGACTTCATCTAGCAGCTGCTCAGTTTTTGTCATAATCAAATACTTCGTCAGACTTTGACTTGATTTCCGACATTCTGCGGTGCATATTCCAGCCATCAGCCCGACCTTTCCAATAACCATTCTGGAAAGCGGTATCTCGGATCTCATAAACAATCCATGCAACAATCGTAAAAATCACAATTGACCACATGATTAAATATCCAAAGTCTTTCAATTCGCTGTATAAATTCATTTTGTTGCCCACTCCCTTATTGCTTTAGGCATCGCAACCGGATTTCGGTCATCGATTACTGTATATCTTGCTCCTGACGGATGGATTGATGGTGCAGTTGCAACATAACCTTTCCACTTGATATCAATGCCATCAACTAACTTGCCCTTAAATACATCAGATTTTCCAGCTGTGTAATAAAGGTGTAAACCATCACCAGTTTGTACTGTATAGGTTGGCTCAAATTCTGGCAGTAATTGACCACCATTGCGATAATCAATATCAAATACAACTAAGCCTGACTGATAGCAGGCAATGCCGATATTGATGTTTTGATCGTAGTCAAACCAAAAGTTAATTAGTTTGCTGTCTGTTGTAGCTGACAAATAAGCCCGTTGGGCTAGATCAAAATGCGGATCTTTTTTGTTTGGCAGTAAAGGCAATACAGCCCATCCTTTATCTGCATAATCTAAAGCAGCTTGTCTGCTGCCTACATCTAGTTTCATGTCGCTCCCTACATATCCACAGACCATCTGTGAATACATAAAGTTTGACCTAAATCAAGTCTTTTATCTACCTGACTTATGGCGTGTCTTATAACGATTAGATAACGCCAAGATCCTCAAGTTCATCGATATGAGTATCAATCGTGCGCTCGATATAGTCTGTTTCACGCCCCATAAGACTTTCCAAGAGCTGTAAATGATCCATCTTTATTTATTGGAATCATCTGCACATTCATATTTTTGCCATCCCAGTCCATGATGACTATGCCCATTTGCCAATTAGCCAAACCTTTTGTGTAAGAAGCCTTTGCCCTATTCATAAGATTGCCGGTTTCTACGCCGTAAAGGGGTCTGTAAGCCCCATAGAGCCCCTCTGAGTAGGCTGACATACCTAGTCTATGGGTATGCCCACAAACCACGCTCTTTCCGGCCTTTTTGGCAAGATTTAGGGCAGTCTGTCCAGCGTTAGGATTCATGTTGCCTTCATCGCCATGAGCCAAGATCCAGCCCTTTTCAAATTCGTAAAATGTCTTATGAAAAGTAATGCCCATAGATTCAAAATCCATGAACTTTGGGTATTGCAATTCGGGTAGGGCTATCAAGCCAGGCACTTTTAATAAAGTGTTATATAAGCGATCAGTATGATTACTGCGGATAATATGAGCTTCTCGGCTGTGCTCTGTGAGATCCCAAAGAATCTCTTGAGTAGCTGTGCGGTCATCATCCAAAGTCTGTTGATAAGCCAAAGGTGTTTTTTCACTCCAACGGCTAATAGTCTGAAAATCAATTTCATCTCCAACCACCAATACAGAATCAAATTTTTCTTTTCTTGCTAACTTAACGACATTCTTTACGGCTGTTTCATGGTGGTATGGGATTTGTAGATCCGAAATAACCAAGTATCGCTTAATCGTCATCCTCATCGTCAGTTGGATCTATGGATGGGATGATCCCACCATCGCCCACAATCCAATCAGGAAAAGTCTTATGTTCAGTCATCAACCAAAAAGCGTGCTCAGGTGTGAATCCTGCTTTTCTAGCTGCTTTGTAGCATTCATGCAAAGCCATGTAATGTTGATCGATCTTTGTTAATGGCTCAGGAGTTTGGCGAACGACTCGACGATTGATCTTTTTGCGTTTGATAGGTTTTCGGGTGTTCGCCATAGCAAAAATTATCGCTTAGAAATTAAGACAAACAGATCATCGACACGCTGTTCAAGTCTGTTGATTTGATCCTTCATACTAGACCCACCATTAGGTTTAAGCTCGGCTAAATAAGATTTAATAACCCAACGCAGACCCAGCAATAAACTTGTTGATATTCCGCATACGCCAACGGCGATACCAACCCACTCGTTTGCTGTCATTTCGCATTAACGCCATAATCCGCTTCAGCCCCTGAAGTTGGATCAATCGCCTTAACTAGAGGTGCAACAATCGCACCAAGTAATATTGCAAATTCTGGTCTAATGTCGCCCACAATAGCGAGTGCAACAGTAATTCCAGATGCAGCCACAGCTCTTAAATATGACTTGATTGCTGCCTTGTGTTTTTTGCTTAGTTTCATAAATTGCCTCCTAGTAGTGGGATGTTAAAGAATTCATTAGTTTGATTTGGTTTGAATGAAATATGAATGTGCTTGGTATGCGGATTAATGCCTTTGTATCTACGCCATTTCCAGTTTAATAGTTTGCTGGCAATATGATGATTGTGAATAACATATTTAATCCGCTTATCTGTTTTGCCAGCAATGCGTATTTGGTCAGCAAGATAGGCAGATATTCCCTCAACTGCACCAAGATCCGCTGTAATATCCAGAGCACAAACTTCACCCGAAGGTAAAGCGTTGTGATCCGATTTTAGTTTTTGATGCCTAGCGTCTGAAATCCAACCATCTGACTTACGAGATCTATCAGGAAAACAATCATCAATTTGCTCCCGCAATTGAACAGCTGCTTTAGATAGATACGGCTTCATTACAAGCCTAAAGCAGACCTAAGATCATCCAAATTCAAACCAACATTTGCAAGTTTTTGCTCAACGCTTGGCTCTAGCGGTGTGATAGTGCCATTGTGAGCATCAACAATTGATTTGGCTAAAATTTCATTGTCAGTTTCAAATTCTATAACACCATTAGCATTATCAAAAATTTGATTAACAACAATATCAACTTGTGCTAATTCTGTCATTAACTCTGCGCCGTTCAAATTTTTTGGTTTTGTAAATTGTTTCATTATGATCCTAACTTTGCTACGCCAATAGTTGTTCTTTGTGCACCACCATTAATATCTAATGAACCACCTGAACTTTGTTCGCCACGAATTTCAATATAATCACCTGCTGATAAAGACATAACCTCCGTAAAAACCTGAGTTGAAAAAGAATTGCTCAAAGTTCCTGATTGCATGTAATGATCTTGTGCTCCGTTTTTATACAAATATAAAATTCTTGCGCCAGTTGTGTTTGTGCTCCAAGCAATTCTAGCGTAAATTAAATAATACCCACCTTGACCTGATGGAATGGTAAATCTACCCGTATTAGTAGAACTGTCGTGAAACCCATTTGTATCAAATGTTTCTGAATCAACTGTAATAATTGTGGCTGTTGCATTTGAAATTGTTTGATCTGATGACTTCCAAGCCTGTGCACCAACAAAAGTTGAACCACCAGCAGCAGGTGTTGCCCAAGATGGAACTCCACCAGCAACAGTTAAAACTTGACCAGTTGATCCAATTCCAAGTCTTGTGTTTGTGTTTGCTGTTGATGAACGATATTCAATATCACCAAGAGTTGTTGAAGGATTTAGATTTTTTGTTGTGGTGTCAATAGATGTGCCAAGCGCGCGGATTGCAGCTGCGCCATCCTTGACCAAAGCTGTATCGTCTGGGGTAGTCCAGCCATAGTTTGTAGTAGTTGCCATTATTCTCCTATTATCAGGCTACGATTGTAGCGTATTCCCATGTCAAAATTGGATCTATTGTGTTCCATGCCTCGGTGATTGGCACAGTATTCCAGCGCATCGCCACTTGGCTAAACGCAACTGGAGAAACATTTATGGTCAAAAACAATTCATTAAATCGGGTGCTCCAACGCCATCCCTCAACATAGCCTTCAAATTCTCCGGATGAGATTTGATTTGGAAGGTTTTGAATATTGACTGGCATTCCCATAAATACGCCTAATAGATCATCTCTATCGGCATCATCAATTTCAGAGTTAGTTATTGGGAAGGTAATGCTGTCAAATCTAGGCAATGGGAAGGCTCTTTGTGCAATATAACGATCAGCGACTTCTTGAGCATCTGTGGCATTATGGATTAAAGAATTGATCGTTTCAGCTTTGTAGCCATAGGTTTGAATGGAAGCAGTTGAACTGGCAACTTTTTGAGATCCATAATTGTTGCCGTAATTGATATAAATATCATTGCGAATATCAGCTGATCGAGTAGTAGTTGCAAGTCCAGCTCCTAATGCTTGGTTTGCATCAAGATCAACATAACCATTGGCAGCGAGATAGGTTTGGCGGTGGTCAGCATCGGCATAGCCAATATCTCCATTATTGTCCTCATATAAATATCCGAAGGCTGAATTGGCAATTTGAGAAGCAATATTGTAAACAGTATCTGGATTGGCTGCTCGGTTTTCCATTGTGTAAAGACCAGGCTGATCGATTTCACCAAGTCCTAGATCAACAGCATTTGCCCAAGTTTCAGTTGCAGAATAAGTTGCCCATGTCGAAGCTGCTGGCACTTCAGACCAAGATCCAAGTAATACGCTAGATAATAAAGCATAAATTTGATTGCCGTCTTGATCTTGAGCAAGTGTGTCATTATAAATTTCTTTTGCTAACTTAACCAAAGATCCCATTGCTAATAAGGTATAAGAAACAATTGTGGCAACATTGCCAGCACGCTCTACCTCAACAGTTATATCGGTTATATCTCCACCAAATAAACTTACATAAGATCCGGTGCTGTTTTTAACTTGTAGGCTTAAACTGTCATTAATAGCAAATGGCAAGGTTTGACCAGATAGAGCAACCAATTGCACCTGTAAATAAGATGGGTTTGGTTGAGCATAAATGTCATCTCGACCGGCTTGATGAGCAATGTCGCTGATTGCAATGTCGGTGTAATCAACACCAGCAACAGTCAGTTTCCAGTCAGGTGTCCAGACTGTCATTAATCGCCTCGAATGCCTGAGTTATAAAGCTGTGGAACTGACCTTGATGCGCTTTGATTTAATACTTTGGCAACAGCTCTTGCAGCACCTTCAGAATCAATTGATTGAACTGAAATGTTGTAAGTATTTCCACCTGCTTGACCAAAAGGAGTTCCAGTATATGTTGATGGCGTATTTTGATTGCTTGGAGCAATTTGAGTTAATCCATAAGTGGCAGCAGCAGCAGCCAAAGCAGCAGCAGCAGTTCCAACAGATGCACCACCGGTTGCAAAAGCAGTAGCAACGCCGGCAGCAGCAGCTGCATTTCTCAATGTATTCATGGCAGCAACAATTGTTCCAATGGCTGCGACGAACGCAGCAATTTTATTGACTACAAAAACAGTTGCAAGAATGCCAGCCAAAATTAATAATTCCTCTTTAATGCTTATTAAGAAACCAATTGTGGTTTTCAATTGCTGACCAAATTGATAAGCACCCTCAGTTGCGTTTGTGATACCTGCACTTACGCTATTTTGACCAGTCAATCCGGCAGCCAACGCTTGAACATTAGGAACAACTACGGCAAGCAAGTAATCTGCAAATTGTTTCATGATTGGTAGTAAAGCATTGCCTATTTGTTCTTTTGTTTCAGAAAAAGCAATTTCCAATTGACGCATTTTGAATTCTGCGTTTGTGGCTTCGTTATCAATAAATCCTTTGTAAGTCCCTTTGAGAATTTGCATTATTTCCTCATGGGATTTGGTTTTTAAGGTAGCGGCATCAATACCTAACCCAAGTTTGCCCAGAGCTGCATTTTGACCATCAAAACTCTTGCCTAAAGCGTTGGTAATTGTTTCTAAAGGTTTGCCAGTTGCGGTTGCAATTTCTTGCGATAAAGACAACAATTCTTGCGCTTTAGCAACATCATTTGTTGATCTAACTAATCGAGCAAAGGCTGGTCGTAATTCCTCATCTGTTGTGGCCGTAGCAATAGATTGTTTAGTGATATAGGTATCAATAGCAGCAATCTGATCCTCGGTTGCCTTTGTGCTTGATCGGATAGTTTGCTCAAGAGATTTGCGTGCTTTCTCATCATCTGCTGCCGCTTTTACAGATGAAATTGCAAATGCGCCAACGGCTGCACCAATAGCTGCAAATGCCAATGCTGCTTTTTTACCAAAGTCAGCAATCTGATCCGCTGATTTATCAACAATTTTATTTGCATCATCTAAACCCTTTTTTAAGCCATCAATATCGGCTGCTAGAGCGAGAGTTAAAGTTCTACTATTACTTGCCATCAGCAAACTCTTTCTTTATGTCCATGATGATTTCCTCAAACTCTTTAATTATAGTTGGTTGCAAATGTCTAATTGTTGGATAAATAAACCAACCTCTTGAACCCGGCCCTTTAGGCATCGGCCCTGACCATCTTGGAAATTGTGGGTAATTTTTTGAACCAAATTCATGAGCTGCACCAATACCTACACGATTGCCCTTTGTATCATTGCGAGTATTAAATTGAGTTGTTGCACCACCTGAAAACTTTTGTGAAGCAAAACCAAATGAAACCTCACCAAGTAAGGATGACTTTTTTACTTTACCGCCTTGAGCAATACGATCTGCAACTTTACCTCTTGACGATGCAATTCTACGAATTTCGGTTAATTCTTTTTGTGCTAATTCACCGACTCGGCGTTTAGTTTCCTCAACAGCAATTTCACTCATATTGCGAATTACTTTGGCAAATGAAGCAAGTTCTTTTTTGTCATAGACTATTAGAGGTTCGGTACTATTTGCCATGCCGTTTCTCCAATACCTCGATCGCTGTTAAAATGTCCTCTGCTTCAACCCATTCACTCATTGGAATTTGTGTGGCTATTGCCAACTCAACCAATAATCTACTTAGGCTTCCTGCTGGATAACTTTTGGGTCAGCATCACCAACTATTACATCAGCTACAGTTTCCATCCAAATATCCATTGGTTTGATTGGTTTGCTTCCGGCAACTTCACGCTTATGAGCATGATAAGCCAAAAACATAAGATCCCAAACACCCAACTTTTCAGCCGCTTGACCAATGGTGTTTCCTGTCTGCTTTTCCCATTTTGCCCACTCAGGCGGTTGGGCTACATAAGTGGCTTGCTCGCCTGAGTTGTATTCAATTGTTATATTCAGTTTCATTCTATGCTCCCGTTGTTAGATTTTAACTAAATGTTTCGACTACTGCGCCTTTAGAAACTGTGAAAGTGAATGACACAGTTTGTGCATCCATTCCAGATCCTCCGGCTGTTGGAAATTCTGGCTTTACTGGAAACACGAATTGTGCTCCGGATGCTGCTGTAAGTGTCATGCTGATATCTGTATCTGGTGCTGATTCCGCAGCAGCCCATAGAGCCTCGCAAACTGAGTTTGCCTTGCCCCAATCTGCCAACATATCCAATTGGAATGTTCCAGAAATGTTTGTGGTCTTGTAAGCCTCGCCATCCATTGTCTGATAGACCTGACGCTCATTAACCTTTGTTAATACTGCGTTTGTCGCTTGTGCTTGAATATCTGTTCCACCTGTGAAAGATAAACCAACATCACGACCGGTAATTACGACTGTTGCCATGATTTCTCCTTATGCTGTTTGTGTGTAGTAGGTAGATACTCGAACATCTGCGATAAGCAGCGTTGATGCACCAACTTGTGAAACTGTCGGTCTTTCAACCGAGCTGACGATATATCCTGCTGGGATAACTGCCAGAACACTCATTATTAATTGCTCGATGTTATCGAGAGATGCAGGATTGCTGTTATATGCAACTGCAACTGAAATTGTAAAATTGATCTTTGAATGAATAGTAGATTTGTTAATTGTTTCTAATTCTAAATATGGAGAATCAGGAACTACAACCACAGCTGGTGGAATGACTGATTCTGGAACATAAGAATAAACATTTCCAGCAACACCAGCCAAAGCGGTTGCAAGTGGTGTGCGAATACTTGAAAGAATTGTGCTTGGCACTATTGAGCCAAACTGTCGGTGTCCATATATGAACCTAATAAACCAACGCATTTATTAAACAATGATCGACCCATTCTGAATGGTGTTGATGTGAAATCTACGCCTTCGATTTGTCCTCCGCCGGCAAGTCTTGCTTGGAAAACTTCGACTGAAACTGTATAGACGGCTGACTGAACAGCTGCGTTTCCAACATAAGTTGATGCGCTAGAAAGGGTAGCAACTCCGGATGGGATGACATTAGCTTCGAGTATATCGGCGTTAGTGATCGATGCTGAAAAGGTATATTGTCCAAGATTGTCTGCCAAGACAGTTCTTGTGCCGTTGTATGGGCTTCCGCATCCTGTGATGACAATTGATTGTCCTTCGGTAAATTCATGAATTCCTAGTGTAGTAAATGTAGCAACATTGTCTGACAATGAGGTTGCTTGAATAGGTGCTTTGAATGAAACTAACATTGGCAGAATTACTGTTTCTGCGGTGTCAATAATTTGATTTAGGTAAGTATCGTCATATAAAGCAGACGACACACCAAGCACAGATCTCAACTGTGTAGCTGTAATTATGCTTGGCATGTCATCTCCTTACTCCCATATTCGACTGCCTGAGATCGGGAGCAACCTCAGGCATGATTTATCAGGTTAGGTTGTAGCGACGAACTCCACCGGCAACAAGAACGCCAGTTGCTAAATAACCATAAAGCATGGTTTCAATCTCACCGCTGATTACAACATTTGTTGAAAGTTGTAGTGTTGGTGTTTCGTAAATTGCAACAGCTGATGGCACAACAATAAATGCTGACTCATCAATAGTTGTTGAAACTGCTTTGTTAGAAACATATAGATCCAAGCCCATAACATTGCCACGAAGGCTTTGTGATGATGCTGAACCCGCTGCATTTTGTGGTTGTGAAGCTGAGAAAATTGGGCGACCAGTTGTATCTTGTGCGCCAATTAATAGACCCCATTGTGATGTTCCAGCAATGTAGCGTGTAGCAAGTTCGCCAGTTGCAAGGTATGCAGCTGGTGCTTCGGTCTTAACATAGGCAACAAGTCCATCAACAGATGCTGCTTGTGCACTTGCTTGTGTTCCACCAGCAGTTAAAGCTGCAATAACGGCAGCCTCAGTTGCACCTGCATAGGATCGACGCATGTTTTCAAGCATTGCTTCAAAAAAGCTCGGATCTGCTCTATCAATCAGCTCGACAGAATAGCGTTGTAATCCAGCATATTTTTTAACTGTTAAATCAACATAAGATGAAACAATTCCTGTTTCGGATGGTGCGCCACCTTCAGCTGTTTCTGCAACTGTTCCTGAAGTTGTAATCTTTGGAACACTTACTTGCATTCCTGCGTTTGGCAGTCTGCGTGTTCCAATTGCATCAATAGCAGCACGAGATCCGATTGATGTATCAACTACAGTTGAAACATATTGAATTGGCTTGAATGCTGGGTTGGTTGTGAAACTGTCATCTGCAAAAGTTAAAACTTTCTTTGCATCATCTTTTGCTAATGCGACATATTGAGCACTCTCATTGTTGCCCAATGTTGCCTTGATTGAATGCTCTAAGAAACGAGCTTGTGAATTGATTGGTGAGCGTGGCTTTGTATAAGCAACTGGTTGTGCTGCTTGTATTGCCACAGGCTCAGATTTTGCAGCTTCTACCGCTTCGGTGGCGATAGGAGCTTCTGAGTTAGTGTCAGACACTTTGTCCTCCTGTTTTGTTTGATCCTCAGCGGTTGCTTCGGAATTCTCTGGTGTTTCACTTGCTGCAACATCTGCAACTCTTGCGCTGTCAATTGCCGGATCAGCAACTAGGCTGACCTCAACTAATTTAGATGCTTTAACACGCATTACTCCTTTGCTTGCATCCCAGTCATCTACGACAACGCCAACGCTAAAACCATCACGCAAACCTTCAGCTGCTTCAAGCAGACTGTCATCTCCGGCAATAGTTCCTGCAATCTTGAATGTCGCTTCGATGCCTTTATCATCCGCAGTTATATCAATTAACTTGCCAATTGGTCGTGTGCGATCATGTTCTAATAACAATTTGACTGGTTTTGAAAAATCAATACTTCCAGGCTCAAATAATGTTGCACCAGCACTTGTTATTCCCTTTTCATTCCAACTAACAATTGTGCCAGATATTGTGCGTTTGCGATTGTCGGCCGCAGTTAGTGTTATTGGAAAATTAATCTTCATCGGATTAAGTCCTCCTCCTCTTGAATTTGCTCAACGCTCATTGCGCCAATGCGATTTAGGATTTCATAAACTTGCGCTCGCTCTAATGCAGATCCACGCAAGAAATCGTCTAAGTCAAATCTGACCTCAACACCATTTGGCACAAAATCAGCCATTGATAATCTTTGTTCAATTGCAGTTAAAATTGGTCGTAATGAAAAATCAATAAGTGCTTTTCTTTCAGCAGTCATGTTTGAATAAGTCATTGATGTAGTTTCTGCTGATACAAAACTTGCCGGAATGCCTGTTGCTCTGGCGCATTCTAAAGCAAGATACTGACGGGCTTCATTGAGCTGTAATTTAGCCGGATCAAAACCTAATGCTTGTAATTCAACATCTGCATTTAAGAATGCTGTTGATCTTGTTGCTCTTGATGCTTTCCAACTTTCAAGCAATTTTGTAATTCGCTCTGGTGTTAAGTTTGTGCCATTTGATTTAAGCACCATTGTTGGAACTGGCTCTTTTGCATAAAGTTCAGCAGCTGCTTCTAATGCTTGTGCCGCTTTAATTGTGCGACCAGCACGATTCAACAAACCTTCATCCAAACCATTAAATACAATTACGCTTCCAACGCCAAATGCTGGTGTTTCTTGTCCATCAATTCTGTAATAAAGAATTTCGGTTTGATTTGCATTTAATTGATATGTAATTCTATCCGGTGAAACTCTTGTCCATGCTCTTACTCTTGCGCCATCACTTTCGGAATAACTATCTAATACTTGACCATAAGCAACTCCATGAAATAATAAATCCTCAGCAATCCATGCATATATTGCAGATCCGGGAATTCTTGTGTCTGGTTGCATTAAAACTTTTGATGGTCTTAAATGCTCTTTTGTAAAATGATTGTAAGTTTCAACTGGTAATGAACCAACTGTTGAACAAATTATGTTTCTTGCGCGAGCCAATGCTGGAACAGACATCGCTTGTTCGCGAGTTGCAGTTTGTGTTCCATAAAATATGCCACCAACAGCTGCTTGCAAATTGTATGGTGCATAAGACGCAGCAACATCAACGCTTGGGGCAATTGTGGTATTTGTCAGAAATCTATCGAATAATCCCATTGGTGCATAATATACCACAATGTCCTAATTATCCGATTTGTATATCAACCTCTGTTTCGGGTTGTGTCGCAAAATATGTTGCAAGTGCTGAAGCGACAGCTGCACAAACTGCCACTCTGCTTGCACGCCTTCCAATAACCCAACTGCCATCCCCAAACGGCAATTTGGCTGCTGAAAGTGTTTGTTGGGTCAGTTCATCCTGCCCACCATGTTGCAACCTGTGGCTATTGATCGCCCCAAGCCATCGATCGCAACTTTCCGCATAGATTGCGCCATCCATGTCGGTTATGGGTAGCCCAGCCGGAACTAGCCGACTTGCGACAGCTTGTGCAGTCCGTTTGGAATACGCCACAGTTTGTGTGTTGTATTTTCTTACATAAGGTGCAATGTCATTTGCAATTGCTAAATCATTCAAACTGTAATCATTTGACCAAGTGTGCAGTAAAACCAAATTAAATCTTTCACCCGATAGTTTTTGAGTTGCAACCAATGCGCCAAACTTTCTATCAGGCGACAAATCCAAACCAAGCCAAGTAGGTTTTTCAAGATCTAATGGTATTGGTTCGATCTGACATAATCCCCATTTTTGGGCATCAATTGCGCTGTTGATTGTATCGACCCATTGAGCCAACACTTCAGTTCGCACAATATCAGGTGGATCATTTATTACAGCTTTAAGATTATCTGGGTGGATGGTAATTCCCAATGATGGATTGGCTTGAGCGAATGCACTCCAATTAATCTCGCCTGACGGAAGCAAGATCGGAGCATCAGGTTCAGCACTCCACTCAAACCAACCAATCGGATCGTTGGTCGTAGCTGAAGCCAACGCCCTCTCACGCAATTTGTTTAGGATTACGGAATGTTGATCTCCTGCTGAGGAATAAATCCATACTTGCGGATTTTTAGCAGCCATCATGGAATATCGCATTGATGACCAAGCATCCTCATCCTTATATTCACGCAACTCATCAAGATGGATTGTTTCAGGTTTGCTCAACCCTCTCGCAGCATTGTTTGCAGCCTTTACCACAAATCGTCTATTGCCAAATAATTCAATTTCCTCAGCACCATGTTGCCATCGAATTTTCTTTACTTCTTTTTCCAACTTTGGATGGGTTTCAATTAATGCCACAATCTGTCTAAAGGTTTCAAGGGATGTTGTAAGTCTGTGAGCTGATGCAAGTTGCAATCCTTCGCCCCATACAAACATGCCGGTCAAGATCCTAAGCATCATTAAAGTAGATTTACCTTGCTGGCGTGCCATGATTAAGCCAAGTTCGGAATGAGCCCATCTGCCATCGGGTCTGACTTTATGACCATGCAAACATACAAAGCGTTGCCATTCCATCAAGTTGATGCCTAGTTCGGTTGCTAGATCGATCATATCTTGACCTTTTGAAGGTAAATCATTGAGTTTTGAGTGAATTCGTGGAGTTTGCACACCTCCTAATCCCGAATAAGTCGGATCACTTAAGATCTCTCCCGTTTGTAAATTAATCAAAGCGATCCAGTCTGGTCGTGGCTGATCGAGGTGTTTTGTGGGTTAGAAAAGGAACG